GATCTGGGCACGCAGGTCATATGTTTCTTTGTAGCAGGCGATCCCAACCAAGGTTACTACACTGGATGTGTGCCCGACATCGGCATCAATCACATGGTTCCAGCCATAGGTGCCAGCCGTCGATTCAATCTAGAAAATGGTCCACAGGACAGTTATTTCGCTGGTGCCAGCCAGTTACCTGTGACAGAGATCAACAGCGAAAACATCGAAATATCAGAAAATCCCAGATTCTTTGATCAAGTTAAACCGGTGCACAGTTATGTGGCCGGCATCATGATGCAGCAGGGCCTGATCAAAGACACTGTTCGTGGACCCATCACCAGCAACAGCCAACGAGAATCACCATCTGCATGTTTTGGTATCTCCACACCAGGACAAGCTATCTATCAAGGTGGCTTGTCAGAACGCGACATCAAAGGTCAGTTGGAACGTGGTCAGATTAAACCACAAGACGTAGAGGTCATAGCCAGACGTGGCGGTCACAGCATAGTCATGGACGACGGTGATCTCGAAGGCAAGGACAATCTTGTACGCATCCGCACAGCTAAAGGCCATCAGATCACCATGAGCGATGACGGTGACTGTTTCTACGTCATACATGCCAATGGTCAGACCTGGTTGGAGTTTGGCAAACAAGGCACTGTGGATGTGTTCTCTACCAACTCTGTGAACATACGCACCCAAGGCACCATCAACATGCATGCTGACAAGGACATCAACATGTATGCAGGCGGTGCTGTGAATGTGAAAAGCAAGACCATGAAACTGGAAGGTGAAGCATCAGTGGACATCATTGGCACCGGCAAGTTGACCCTGTACAGCAAGAGCATGGTTGGTGTAAAGAGCGATGGCAGTCTGGCCCTAAAATCCACTTCGGGATCCTGGGACGGTGGCGGCAGTTTGAACCTCAAGGCCGGCTGTATCAATTTGAACAGCGGCACAGCAGCTCCTATAACCACACCCACCAATCTCAAAGATCTCAGCCTGGCTGACACCAAGTTTGTGACAGGCACAGGGTGGACCGTGGAATTTGGCAAATTAAAGACCATCGTCACCAGGGCTCCCACACACGAACCTTATCCTTACCATAACCAAGGCGTGAATGCTGTGGCTGAGCTCAGCGAAACTCCGGCCACTGATCTCACCGAAGCTACGGCTGAAACCCTGGCCGGACTCCAAGATGTGCCTGTGACTGATGGCATTGACAGTGCAGCATTCCTGGAACAGACACCGGCGGAAATATCCGTGGGCAGCCTTGATACCACACAGGTCACTGGGCTGCTGGCACAGACTGCCACAGATGTAGGTCAGGCTTCAGACGTGATCTCAGTGGACAAGGGCATAGGCAAGTTTGGTCTGTCTGCGGATCAGTTGGAATCATCGGGCTTCCTCAAACCCGGCACAGTGCAGACCTTCCTGCAGGATCCAGCACAACTGGAATCAGTGCTGAGTTCGCCACAGGTCTGGACCGGCAAGGCCGGTGTGGGTGGCTTGGATTCTTTGCTGGCAGATGTGAATCTGCAAAGTCTCACACAGAACGAAATCATGGTATCGGCCTTGGATGGTTTGAAATCTGCTGGCATAGTCACAGGATCAGAATCACCGGCAGATCTGGCCAGTTTTGTTCAGACTGCTTCTAAGTTCGGCGTGGACAACACCGCAGCCTGGGTCAAAGGACTTGCACCTGCAGATCTGGTGTCAGAGATCAACTCCGTGGCCAAGAACGCACAGTATGCTGTGAATTTCGTGGACAGCAAAGCATCTGAACTGGTCACAGGTGGAGTACAATTGGGCGGCTTTACCAACACAGTGGAACGCAGTGAACTGGATTTTGCCCTGGAACAGGTCATTGGCGATCCCAAGATACCCACTCCAGATTTCAGTGGTGGTCTCTTCAGTTCTGTGCCCAACGAAGAACTCATATATGACAACGAAGCCGATGACGTAGATATCCAACGCATCGATCAAGAACGTGAAGTACGGGGCCTGCCGCCCGTGGTAGAAGTACCAACTGCTGCTGGTGACACAATACGTGTTAGTTCTGCAGCCAATCCTGTGAATCAGCAGATCACCCTGATCAACAACGAAATCTTTGATCTCGAGCAGATCGTAGCAGCACGACAGCGTCGCGGCCAAGATTCTTCTGTGCAACAAGCAGAACTTACCAGCCTCAGGGCTAGACTGGCAAGATTGCTGGCTGGTTAAATACTAACATGCCCACGTTCATAGGATTCAACACCATCAACCAGTTCAAGAAATTCACTCTTGTGGATTTTGAACTGATCAAGCGTGATCTCGCCAATGCTTTCAACATACAGCAGGGCGAACTGCCAGGACGTCCCGGCTACGGCACCACCATATGGAGCTATGTGTTTGAAAATCAGACTGAAACCACGGAAACAGCCATCCTGGCAGAGATACAGCGTGTGGCCGGCGGCGATCCCAGGATCTATGTCACGTCAGCCAACTCCTATCCGCAGGACAACGGTCTCCTGATTGAAATTGAGATACAGGTCGTAGCATCATCCACAGCGGAACGCCTGGCCATATTCTTTGATCAAGAAACACGCCGGGCCAGCTTTATCTAAAACTGAGCCTATTTCCAGCACCATAAATACTTGACCACTGTGAGAAGCCATGGCCAAGACTGCTAGACAAACTGCTATATTCGGCGTAGAAGACTGGAAAAGACTGTATCAGACCTACAGAGAAGCCGACTTCCAATCCTATGATTTTGAGACTCTACGCAAGAGTTTTGTGGATTATCTCCGCCTGTATTATCCCGAAACATTCAATGACTACATAGAATCATCGGAGTTCATCGCCCTGCTAGATGTCATGGCATTCATGGGCCAGGCTCTGGCCTTCCGCAATGATTTAAATGCTCGCGAAAATTTCCTAGACACAGCCGAACGCCGAGACTCCGTGGTCCGTTTGGCCAACTTGGTGAGCTACACTCCCAAACGCAACAGTGCTGCCCAGGGCTTCATCAAAGTGTTTAGTGTTACCACCACGGAAAATCTCACAGATTTCAATGGCATCAATCTTTCAAATGTCACCATAGACTGGAACGATCCCACCAATCCCAACTGGCTGGAACAGTTCACACAGATCATCAATGCTGCCCTGGTAGACAGCCAGAAATTTGGCCGTCCAGGCAACGAACAAGACCTTTTGGGCGTGCGTACTTCGGAATATGCTATCAATCTCGTGCCAGGATTCCTGCCAGTGATACCTTATACCTCCACAGTGGACGGTGTAAACATGCCGTTTGAAGCTGTGAGCGGTACCAGTGAAGGTCGTGACTATGTGTATGAAGTGGCACCAAGACCGTCGGGAGCATTCAACATCTTGTATCGCAATGATCAACTGGGATTTGGATCTGACAACACCGGATACTTTTTCTTTTTCAAACAAGGCGTGCTGCAGAACCAAGATTTCAATCTTGCGGAAGCCATACCCAACCGCACGGTGAACATCAACATTGAAGGTTGCAACCAAGAAGATCATTGGCTGTACAAATTAGATGACGTGGGCAGCATAGCATCAGAATGGGACTTTGTGGAAAGCATCTATGCCGGAGCCGTGGAGCAACTGGCACCGGATCAACGCCGGCTGTATTCTATAACCAGCCGGGCCAATGATCAGATCACTCTGACCTTTGGTGATGGTGTGTTCGCTGAAGTGCCCGTGGGTTTCTTCCGAGCCTATGTGCGTGCTTCTAACGGCCTGCAGTACATCATCAATCCTGAAGAAATGCAGAGCGTAGTGATCCCCATCAGTTATATCAGTCGCTTTGGTAGACTGGAAACCATCACGTTTACCTGTGGCATCACCCAGCCTGTGAGCAATGCCGAGGCACGCGAGAGCATCGAAGAGATCAAGCAACGAGCACCTGCCAGATATTACACACAGAACCGGATGGTCAACGGCGAAGACTACAACAATTTTCCGTTCACCCGATACAACTCCATCATCAAATCAAAAGCCGTGGCCCGCAGCAGCGTGGGCACATCACGCTACATCGATCTCACTGATGTAACTGGCAAATACTCCAGCACCAACATCTTTGCCAGCGACGGCGTGATCTACCGGCAGAACGTGCTGCCCACGTTTGACTTTGACTGGATCGATCGCAACGAGATCGTGGATGTGATCAACAACTCCGTGGAACCTTTGTTGCCCAGTCGTGGTACTCTGCAGTTTTACTATGCCAACTTTCCACGGCCCAATCTAGCCATCATCAATCTGGCCTGGCAACAGAGCACTCGCTTGATCAACGAAACCACGGGGTTTTTCTATGTGGGATCTTCCGCAGCACCGCAGAGCATTGGTAGCTATGCCAGCAACAATGCACGGTACATTACTCAAGGCAGTTTGATCAAGTTTGAACCTCCCGCAGGATTTTTCTTTGATGCTGCCAATCGCCTGGTAGCCGGTGTGCCTGTGCGTGCTGACGAGAAACTGGTGATCTGGGCCACAGTATCGGCCGTGGTGTTAGACGGAACCAACAATGGTCTAGGCAATTTGCCAGATGGATCAGGCCCAGTGGCCCTGAACAATTTCGTACCAACTGGTGCCCTGGCCACACAGGTCATCCCCAAGTTCATCACAGACCTGCCTTCCGCTTTGGAACAGAGCATGCTGCAGCAGATTGAACTGTTCCGTGACTTTGGCCTGGGCTATGACAACCTCACAGCCACTTGGTACATCATCACATCTACCAATCTCGCACAAGATTCTGCTTTCAGTCTGACCAACGCACAGAGCACATCTGGTACCAATCTTGATGCTTCTTGGTTGATACAGTTCGTCACAGACGGAGTTAGTTACACAGTTACGTCTCGGCAGTTGGAATATATTTGGGCATCAGTGATCCAAACACGCTTTACCTTTGATGGCCTAGAAGAAGTATATGACAGCCGCACTGGCTTAGTGATCAACGATTTCGTCAAGGCCTTGAAAACCAACTCACGTCCTGACAGCAACGAACCCTTGCCCACAGATGTCACCATGGATATCATAGCACAGCCCATTGAAAGTGATGGCTTTGTGGACGATTACCAGGTGGTAGTAAGTTATACCGATTCCGACGGTGACGGCATAGCCGACGATCCTGATTTTTTTGACACCCTGGTGGCACCCACAGTGGCACCTACCACCAAGCTGGTGTTCCTACAACTCACAACAGACTTTGATGATCTTGAAAGATATCTGCCCGTGGCTGCGGGTGTGGTCAACACACTATACACCACAGAAGATGCCATAGAACTGGTCAAGACCGAATATGTCAACGGCCAGATATTTTATGCAACCACTGAAGAAACATTCTATGAACTGCAGGTGGCCCTGATCAATGGTGTGATACAACGTACTCTGCTGCCACGCACTGACTTTGTCAGCAGGGTAGGCCGCCAGAATCTCTACTTCCAGTATCGCCACAATTCACCCTTGACCAATGTGATAGACCCAGGTGTCACCAACATCATCGATCTCTACGTGGTGGAACAACAGTATTACACACAGTATCAGAACTACATCCGTGACACCACAGGTACAGTACCGGAACCTGCCATCCCCACCATAGATCAACTGACCACGGCCTATTCCGGCCTCAATGACTACAAGATGATATCCGACAAC